TTATCAGTTCCATGATGACAGTTATTTTTAATCTAGTTTTGGATTTATTATAATATCTAATTTTGACCTTTTAGAACCGGGCTCTTTATAGTAATCAATATAATCTATAACAGACCTTAATAAATCATTTCTCTCGCTCATTAAATCAGTCTTATAGTAAAGATCAAGCACATCTTCAACAGAAGAAATAATATCGTCTATTGATATATTTACTTTTTCTTCTTTAGATATATCTTTTTTTACTGATTCAATATTAAGTTTATTAGTTTCAATTTTATCAGCTAAACTTTTGGATCTATCTAAATAAGTATCAACATCATAAATTCCTTGTTCTAATAAATTATGTAGATTTTCTTTTTGCTTAACTAAAGTTTCATATTCAGAATTAAGGTTTTTAAGCAATTTATTATAAGTATCTAAATTAGAATTAGAATTTTCAATTGAAGGTATATTTTTAAAATTAGTTTTATAAGCTTTAACCCATTCTCTAAGCTGACTGATAACTTCATCTTCAACTATGTAGAGTTTAGAACCTCTATTCATACCGCAATTAGTACATCTAATGAATTTTTCATAACTTTTAGAAGTAGAGCTTCTAGCTAACATTTTATGCCCACAACAACGGCAAATTACTAAGCCTGCAAGTGGATTAGTTATTTCTTTAAATACAGGAGTTGGCAAAATTGCATTTCCTTTTAAAGTTCGCTGAGCTTTATTCCAAAGTGATTCACTTATTATAGGTTCATGAATTCCCTTTGATTCTATAATTTCATCTTCACTTCTTAATTTAGAAGACGTTTTAGTTCTTTCAACTTTATTCCAAACTACATATCCTGCATATGCTTTATTCTTTATTATATCTCTAACACCTTTTTCATACCATGAGCGCCCTGTAGTTGTTTTTAAACCTAAAGAATTAAGATGATTTGCAACTTTACATGCTCCATTTCCGCTAGTATATAGTTTAAATATGAGTTTTACTACGTTAGCCTTTTCTTCATCTATAACCATTGACTTTTTACCATTTTCATCAAATACAAATTTATAGCCATAAGGAGGTTTAGAAGCTATGAATTTTCCATCTTCAACACTTTTTATTCGACCTCTTTGCATACGTCTAGTTATAAGTTTAAGCTCTTTACGAGCCATAAATGCTTCAAACTCAGAATATTCTTCATCAAACTCATTTGTTAAATCATATGTTTTTCTAGGCGTTATAATTTTAGTTTTAGACTTTTTAAAAGTTTCTAAAATCAAGCCTTGGTCCTGCATATTACCTCTACCAAGTCTGTCTATATCCATGACTAATACTGCGTCATATAATCCAGATTTAACCTCATCTAAAAGCTCTAACATTTTAGGTCTATATTGTATACTTTCTCCAGATACAAGTTCTTCTTTGATTTCTACTATATTTAAATTTTGTTCTTTAGCTATCTTTAGAAGCGTAGATCTATGTCTGCTTAGAGTTTCAAACTCGCCTTTATTTTCGGCTTCTTCATCCGCTCTAGATTTACGTAAATAAATTGCTGTTTTCATTTATATCCCTCCAAAACAATATGTATAGTAATGTATATTATATTATGTTAATTAAGATTATCTTAATGTAAATAAATGTTAAAAAGAATATATGTTTGATTTGTTATTAAAAAGATATGCATCATATACATAAATATTAGGTAATTTAGTCAACATAAGAAATTTATCATTACCTAAATACAGTGATTGTTTCTTTAATGCTAATGATTTTAACCTACTAATAAGTATTTCTGTATCAACATCTAAATATTCACAAATATCTTCTATTGATGCAGGATTAGAATTAATCGCATCTACAAGTTCTTTTTCAGATATTAAATATTCACATAGCCATTTTTCAGACTTAAGTTCACATTTACTTATACTGAGCTTCTTTCTATAAGTGTAAGCGTTGCTTAATGAATCCCCAGATGATGTATAAAAATGCCCTAGTTCTTCTAAAAGGACTTTAAATAATTCTTTTTCTTCATTTTTTATAGAATTATCTATCAATATTGTAGGAGCGGATTTTTCTGACTCTATATATAATCCTAAAAGTCCAAACTGTTTTAAATCATTAAAACATACTTTAATCCCCATTCTTTCAATTAAATCAAATAATTTTTCTAGCTTCGTCATAGAATCCCCCTTAAAAACTAAGAACACATGTTCTTTTTAAGTGTATAAAAAAGAGCAGATAATCCTGCTATAGTAATGTGTTATAATTATGATATTAAATTATACTGAGGTGGTTAGTTATGGAATTTAATATCTTTTTATTTATATGCTTTTTTTTAGTATCGATGGCTCATACATTTATATGCAAGCAAGATAAACAAATTCATAAATTGCAAAGTGAAGTTATAAATTTGAATAACAAAATAGATAGATTGGAAAAGCACTAGATTATAGTGCTTTCCTAACTAAATCCCCTATTTTTATAGTCATGTCGATATCATCAAATCCACCACTGACTTGTGTCAAATCAACATTTAGTGGTTCAGGAGTACCTTTAAATGCAGCCAATCCACTTGTAGCAAGTGTAGAAATAGGATTTTTAACAACCTCATTTACGCATAGACACATTTTTTCATATAAAACATCTACTTTTAATCGAGCTTTTATTACATCTAACGTGCCTAAAGAACATTTAGTTTTAGGGTCAAATATTTCTTCTCCTTTAACAAAAACTTCTAATATATCATCTTTTTCAAAGTAATCACAACCACCACTGACAACAACTCTGCAATCATCTATTATTTTTACTATATTAAATTCATTACTCATTAGAATCATCCTTTCTGAGATTATTTTCTATATCTTCGAAAATTTTTAAAATAGCATCTTTATCCTTAGTAATTCTATGGGATCTAATTATTCCAGAGATACCGATCTTAGATGTAATATATGCATTTTCAAATTGACTAGCATTATTTCTATGTTTTTCCACCATTCTAGATAAAGCATCTCTATTCTTTTCAAGTTCAAAGTTTTTATCTTCCAATATAACTATTTTAAGATTAGCATCATTTAAATTTTGTTTTAATTCGGTTGTGGTTTTGAAAATAATGTTAATAATAGTTGTGAACACAGAAAATAAAAATAAAATTAGAATAAATATATAATTACTGCTTGTAATTAAACTGTATAGTGTATATAAAACTGTGCAAGCCCATCCTATATGTACTATATATGTTTTAGAAAATATAGATACGATATTTTCAGAAGGTATAATTTTTTGTAGAGAATTATTATTTTTAGTATCCTGCATAATATTAATTTTCACCTTATTTATTTTTATTTTGTTGTTGCATTAATCTAATCATCTCTATATATTCATTTATTTTTTCAATAGCTTCATCGTCTAAGTCTTCTATAGGACCAATTCTATGAGCTGCTATTGTTTTTATACTTGGATCAAGTTTTGGTTTTTCCTTAGTTATATTTCTTTCATCTGTTCTTCCAAGGAGATAATCGACAGATACTTCGAAGTAATCAGCTATTTTACTAAGAATATCTTTATCAGGGAAACGTTGGTCTCGTTCATACATTCCTACAGTGCTTGGGGATATGCCTATTATTTCGCCTAACTCAGCCTGATTAATCTTTTTTTCCAGCCTTAATTCTTTTAATTTTCTTCCAAACATTGCAATACCTCCTTTCTATATAGATATATTAACACAAAATGTGCAACAAAAAACAAAAAAACACGAAAAGTGCTTAAAAAGTATTGACAACACATTTCGTGTCAGTTATTATAATATTATCAACAACACGAAATGTGTTTTAGGAGGTGGAAATAAATGAATGAAACGTTAGTTAACTTTAGAAATGCTAAAAATATGACTCAATTACAATTTGCTAGGTATATTGGAGTTTCTCACTCTTTCCTATCTAAAGTAGAACTAGGCGACAGGCAACCAAGTTTTGGATTTATGCAAAAACTAAAACAGGCCTTTGTTGATGCAGATATAGATAAACTTTTTTTTAATATTAAATAACACAAAATGTGTTTTAAAAGGAATTTCTTAAGCTATAATATTTTTTCCAAAGTTTAAATTTATATGTAATTAAGGGGGATGAAGAATGACAGATAAAGAAAGAATAGCTCAACTAGAAGAAAGAGTAGAACAATTAGAAGCTATAAAATCACAAAGTACACCATGGTCTATTTTAAGTAAAAAGATAGAATATGAACTTGACCAAGTTATAGAGGACCATAAAAGCAAGTATCAAATCAAAAGTGCAATGACTTGTATATTAGGCAAAGCGTTTAATAGAAAAACAGTTTGTATGATGAATCAGCAAGAATGTAAAGATGCAATGTTATTTGTGAATTTCATAATTGACTTCTTAGAAGTAAGAAGAGAGCAGTATAAGCATAATAAACCTAAATTTTTTTAAGGAGGATAAAAATGAATAACTTAATGATATTTGATGGAAGAAAAGTAGAAGTGTTTGAATATGAAGGTAAAGTTTTATTTAACCCAAAGGATGTGGCTGTATGTTTAGATATTGCAGATGTAAATAGTAGCATTAGAAACTTTAGCGATAAACAAGTGGTTAAACTAAAAAATTCTAATATGCACGATATGCATTTTAGGAAACTACACAATACGGGTGAAAACTTCTTAACTGAAAGTGGAGTTTATAAACTAATATTTAAATCACATAAAGAAGAAGCAGAAAAGTTTCAAGATTGGGTTACAGATGAAGTTCTTCCACAGATCAGACAAACAGGTGGATACATACCACACAATGAAGATGATGACGATGCAACTATAATGGCGAAGGCATTGTTAATATCACAAAAGACTATAGAAAAAAAGGATAACAAAATTAAAGCATTAGAAAAAGAAACATTAAAGTTAGTTGATGTTATAGAAAGTCAAAAACCTAAATTAGAATACTTAGATCAAATATTAAGTTGCGATGATGCTTTATTAATGACAAGTATAGCATTCGATTACGGTTTATCAGCTCAAGCATTAAATAAAATACTTGCAGAAGAAAGAGTACAAAGAAATGTTAGAGGACAATGGATACTATACTCCGACTACTTAGGCAAAGGATACACGAAAACAGAAACTAATGAATTTGGTGGCAAACCAAGAGTTCAAACTTTATGGACACAAAAAGGAAGAATGCTTATACATGAGATTCTTACTAAAAGAGAAGTAAAAGCAATGATGGATTTAGAACTTGCAGAAGCATAAATAAAAATTAGGAGTGATTAATATGAACAAAAAAATTAAAACAACTATAACAGAAGTAGAAACAAGAACATCAAACCAAATGGTAGTTGAAGTAAATAATATGAGTTTTATTTTAGATGAACAATATCCTTGGATTAAGGTTATATGTTGTGAAGATGCAGACGGAGAAATTTATGTAGAGGTAGATGAAATTGACATACTTAATGAAGATGGATCAGTTCAAGTAAACTCTTTGGGAGAATTAGAAATAGTTGCTATAAACTGGTACTTCAATAATGTCGAGATAGTCTCTAAAGACCTGTAAACGATGATTATATTATTGCATAGGACAATTTTAGATAGACATATATTTTACAAAGGAGTTGATGTTATTGAAAAGAGATATCTTTAGAACAGAAACAGAGAGAGCAACAATAACGATTGTACCTCCACATATTAGATTAGGAAGAGAACAAACGCAAGAAGAAATAGATGAAATACTACAAGAGATAAATTTAGTAAATTACAGGATAGCTTCAAGATTATACAAAGAAGGTAAACTAGCTACTAATAAATAGTAGCTATGTATAAAAACTTAGGACAAGTTAGGAGGTAGACTATGGATAAGTATATAAAAAAATTAGAAAAAAAAATAAAAAATGAGGATAACCAAATAAAATTTTCATTTGATTATCCGGAAATTGAAAAATCAAAAATAATAGTAACAAATGATGTTCAGTACTTTTTAAATGTAATTAAAAAAAATGGAGCAATACCACTGTTCTCTCCAGAGTATATTGAGGATATTAAAGGCGTTGGGTCTGAATTCGAGTATAATCTTTACTTGGCTCATATCCCTCTGGAAAAATAGGAGTTCTTTCGTTAGTCCAAGAAAAAGAAGCAAATATATGGCTATCATTGAAGTTTAAATTTCCATTGTAGGTCCAGCCACAAGACAAAAAACTATCGATTAATTTTTTTACTTTATCTTCACTGCATCGTTCAATAGAAATACGTTTTTTATATAAATTCATAAAATTACTACCTTTCGATTGAATTTGGACATTTATCCCATAAATAAATTTTATCAGAAAGGCGTTACAAAAAGTTACTACAATATACAAAAACTAACAAATGAAGAGGGGATATTATGAAAATTAAAATAAACAAAGAAGTTTTCGAATTAGCTGTATTAAAAAGCGGATTAACAATAACACAAATAGCAGAACAATCAAATTTAAGCAGATATACAATTCATAGAATTTTAAATACAAGTTGCTCTATAAATAGCTCTACATTGGGCAGATTAGCAAAAACTTTAAATTTAGATATTGAAGAATTGATAATAAACCAAGGAGGTATATAAAAAATGGCTAAAAAGTATTCACAGCTAAAGACATACAAGAGGTTTTAGGGGTTTGCGAGCAAACTTCATATGACTTAATAATACAAGCTCTTGTCAGAAGGGATATGTTCAAAGTTATAAAGATTGGAAGATTATATAAAATTCCAGCTCAACCATTCTTAGATTGGTTAGATCATTGGGATGGATTTTAAAGGAGGTGATTATTAGTGAATATGAATAAGAGTTTCTTTGAATTGACTATAGGAGATTGCATAGAGCTTTACACTAAGAAAAATTGGGTTCTAGTTTATGCAGATGGACAGTTTGCAGGAATGGGACTTGAGAGAAAGTAGGTGATAGATAATGAGTTCTAATGAAGGTATAAAAGAGTTATTAAAAACTATGGTAAGCATAAAAAAAGAAATGCATATCTTAGAAAACTCAATAAAAGGAACTACAAAGCTTGACGATTTAGATTATGTAGAAACTGACTTTGAAGATTTAAAAGACCAAATTTTAATATTAGAAGAAGAATTAGAAGAGTTGAATGAAACTACAGAAGAAGATGAATTTAAAGCACAACAAATATACCAAGAACCAATAAGCTGCGACACTTATGGATTAGGTCCTTGGCAATAAAAAGAATTACTAGGAGGATAACATATTATGAATGAAGTTGCAATACTATCTCAGAATGAAAAATTTAGAAAGTATTTAGATGCAAAAGTAATAGCGGATACAAAGTCAATGTCAAAAGAAGAATGGCTTAAAAGTAGACAATCTGGAATAGGTGGAAGTGATGCATCTGCAATAGCAGGTTTAAATCCTTGGAAAAGTTCAATACAGCTATACATGGATAAAAAAGAAGAGAATCCAAAAGAAATTAAATCTTTAAGGATGGAATTAGGAAATAGATTAGAGGGATTAGTAGCAGAATTATTTACAGAAGAAACTGGATTAAAAGTAAGAAATGTAAATGGAATACTTAAAAATGAACAATATCCATTTGCATTAGCAAATATAGATAGAGCAATAGTTGGAGAAAAAGCTTTTTTAGAGTGTAAGACAACTAACTCATTTGCACTTAAAGAATGGGAAGAAGGTGTACCTCCACATTATGAAATACAATGTTTACACTACATGGCAATAACAGGAGCAACACACTGCTATATAGCAGCACTAATAGGTAATAGTGATTTTATATGGCACAAGATAGAAAGAGATCAAGAAACTATAGATTACCTTATGCAAATAGAAAAAGAGTTTTGGGAAGAAAACATATTAGAAGATATAGTTCCTTTACCAGATGGAACAGATGCTTACTCAGAGTATTTAAAAGAAAAGTATAAGAAATCAAATGGAAAAGAAATAGAATTACATTTATTAAAAGATGGACCACAAAAGCTTTTAAGATATGACGAAATAGTTTTAGATATAAAGGCTTTAGAAAGTGAAAAGAAACTTATAGAGCAAGAAATACAACTTCACATGGAAGAGTTTGAGGTCGCTAAGATAGGGGATAGAAAAATAACTTGGAAAAACTCAAGTAGAACTTCTATAGATAGTAAAAAGTTAAAATCCGAAATGCCAGAAATAGCAGAACAATTTATGAAAACTAGCACTTCAAGAACTTTTAGAATAAATAAATAAAAAAGGATGGTAAATAAAAATGGCAGATTTAAAAAATAAATTAGCAAATAAAGCAGCAGGAACAGTAACTAAAACAAGTCCTAATGCAGGGATGAAACAATTAATGAAAAGCATGTCTAAAGAAATAGAAGCAGCACTACCAAGTCATATGTCTAGTGAAAGATTCCAGAGAGTTGCTCTTACAGCTTTCGGAAATAATCCAAAACTTATGAATTGTGATCCTATGAGTTTTATAGCTGCAATGATGGATTCAGCTCAATTAGGGTTAGAACCAAATACTCCACTAGGACAAGCGTATTTAATACCATATGGAACTAAAGTTCAATTCCAAGTTGGATATAAAGGCTTATTAGAATTAGCATTAAGAAGCGGAAAAATAAAGACTCTATACGCTCATGAGGTAAGAGAAAATGATACATTCGAAGTTAAATATGGATTACATCAAGATTTAATACATGAACCTGTTTTAAAAGGTAATAGAGGTGAAGTAATAGGGTATTATGCAGTATATCACCTAGATACAGGAGGACACAGCTTTGTATTTATGACAAAAGATGAAGTTTTAGAACATGCAAAAGTAAAAAGTAAAACTTTTAATAATGGACCTTGGCAAACAGATTTTGATGCAATGGCAAAGAAAACAGTTATAAAACAACTTTTAAAGTATGCTCCACTAAGTATAGAAATGCAAAAGGCAGTAAGTTCAGATGAAACAGTTAAATCTAAAATAGATGAAGACATGAGTTTAGTAGTAGACGAATCGGACTCTATAGAAGCTAACTTCGAAATAAAAGAAGATGAAGATGGTCAATCATCTATAGATGTAAAGTAATGGGATTTATAAAAGAAGTAGGAGTATACTACTTACTCTTACTTCTACTGATAGCAATTAACAAAAGAAGAAGGTGAGATAAATGGCATTGTATAGACAAATTTTCATAGAGTTTTGGAAAGATCCTAAAGTCACAGAGGAAATGAGTGCGGAAGATAGATATACATTACTTTATCTTTTGACTAATCCTCATACAACTCAAATAGGAATATATCAAATAACTAAAAGACAGATAGCTTTTGATTTAGGATACAGTACAGAATCGGTAGGAGCTATAATTGAAAGATTTGAAAAACTATTAGGATTAATAAGATATAACCCAGAAACTAGAGAATTAGCTATAAAGAATTGGGGGAAGTACAATCTTAAAAGAGGTGGAAAGCCTGTACTAGATTGTATAAGAAAAGAACTTGAGAAAGTAAAAGATAGAACACTTATAGAATATGTTGCAGATTCAATACCTAATGAAACTATAAAAGAACTGTTTTACGTAACGTTCACGTAACGTCGACGATAAGTGGACAAGAAGAAGAACAAGAACAAGAACAAGAACAAGAAGAAGAACAACAACAAGAAAAAGAAGAAGTAAAAAAAATACTGACTGAGGTTGTTGATGAAATTAATAAATACTTTCTCTTAGAAGATGAAGACGTAAAAAAAGTAGCTAATACATACTTAGCTACTGGCAAAGAAATAAACTATTTGATTGAAAAGCTTAAGTTAGTAAGTGAGACACCAGATGTAAAAAATGTTGTTGGATACTTACTAAAAGCAATTCAAGAAGATTATAAACCTATTATTGGCAAAACTAATAATTCTATACCTAGTGTAAAAACTAGATTTCACAATATAAATCAGAGTTTTAAAAAGTATGCTCCAGAGCAATTAGAGCAGATATTGCAGGAGAGTCAAAAAGGCAAATTCAATTAAGGAGGGTTAATCCCTCCTGGAAGTAAAAAGGGGGAAATAAAAATGAATTACAATAACTCATGTGATTTTGAGTTAACAGATAATTATATGGCTTTATTAGCTTGTATATTAAATCCAAAATTAAGCATAGGAAAAGCTGTAAAATATATAACTTTAGAAGATGTAAAAGATAAAAAGGGTGGGGAATATAGACAGCCGAGTAAAGCAATACAGAGTCAAAGTAATAGATGAAGTTGAAAACAAAGAATATGATTTTGATAACTTAACAGATTGTTGTGAGTTTTTAAATATAAGAAGAGCAGATATAACAACTTATATAAAACATAATAGAAAATTTAAAAATAGATACAGAATAATAGGTTTAGATCCTATAAGAAAAGTTGTTAGAAAGCCTTTGATAATTGAGGACACTATAGGTAATACAACTAATGAATTTGAAAGTGTAAATAAAGCATGTAAATATTTAGGAGCTACTAGACATGCAGTAAATGAAGTTATTGCAGCTGGGAGATTATTTAGAAAAAGATACAAAATCACATATAAAGAGGGGAATGAAAGTAATGAGTAAAGTTATTGATTTAAACTATGTGAAAAAGGAACAAAAAAGCTTTTTAGAGCATTTAAAAAGTGTTGAAGGTATAAATTATCAAGAAGAACAATTTCAAGTTCCTATGTGGCTTACATTAGCTTTGATTAGTGAGTTGATGGAGGTACTTAATGAAACTAAGATACATAAATGGTGGGACAGGCTTCCAGTTGATGAAGAGAAGCTAAAAGAAGAATTATCGGACCTATTAAGCCACATAGGAAACTTAGCAAATGAATTAGATGCAGACTTAATAGTAACTGTTGATGAAGTACAAACAACTAGCTTAGAAAGACAGTTTATATATTTAGCTTATAAGATAACAACATTGCCCTGGAAAAAGATGTTTGGAAAGCATAAGTTAGATACTTTAGTAACTAAATATGTAGAACTTGTATATTCATTAGGATTAGATATGGATCAGATAAAAGAAGCTTACTTTAAGAAGATGGAAAAGAATTATCTAAATCCTAAATTTAAGTAAGGGGGAGAACTGTATGAATTTAAATAGAGAAGTCAAAAGAGCTAGTTGTAAACTTGTAGTTACATTAAATAATCTTATAGATTCATCATTTGCAAGTGTTAATAACAGAGTAGTAGAAAAGTTTGTAACTGATAACTACAACGTTATTATAAATGCACATGAAAAGAAGCGTAAAAAGAGATATGCGGACTTTAATACATTTGAAAAAGAAGAAGTATATCAAGAGGGTAAGGAGTATGGAGATTACCTTGTAAATAGATTTTATATTGAAAATTAAATTAATTAGGGGGAACTAAAGATGAAAATAAAATTACCAGTGGTTTTAAGAAGTACTTATGAAAGAGAAACTAGCGAGTTAGTTAAAGATATTAAAGTTAAAGAATCTGCGAAAACTGCAGCTGATAAAAAGATAGAAAGTTTAAAGTTAAACTTACAAGAACTTAAGAATTCAAGCTACTTTACAGTTAGAGAGAAAGATAGAGAGATTGAGGAATTAAAACTAGAGATTGAAAAAAGAGACAAGCAAATCAAAGGTATGGAATGGTGTATCCAAGAGAGAGACAAAGAACTAGATAAGGTAAAAGCATTTAATATGGATCTATACAAAAAAGTTGAGTTAGCAGGTGAAATGTATAGACAGTTTAAGGATAAAGTTGATAAGGCTTGTGAGATTGAGTTTGTAACTAGAACTATCACACATGAAGATATTAAGAAGTTTATGAAAGTAGAGGATATAATTCAGCTATACACTTTAATAGGAATTGCAGGTAAATAATATGGCTAATATATTACAGCTAGTAACTAGGAGAATAATAATTCTAACTAAATGATAAATATGACATTAGGTATGAAAAAAATAAAAAATAGAAAAGCGAGATTTTACTTTCTCGCTTTAAACATGTGATTTCTTAAATTAAGTGAAGTCTTGTAACCTGTTGAAAAAGCATCTATACAACTGATTAAATCATTGGAATTTTTTGAATTAACATAGTCATCAGCTTTTATTACAGATAAGTTATAAAAACTTAATATACATTGTAAAGTTGCAGTAACATCACGGTGTTGTTTTGGAAGATTATAAGATTTTTTATTTAATTCAGATATTAAAGATCTTAAAAATTTAATCTGCTTTTTTACTTCACCTTGATTAAATTCTTCTGCAGAAATAGATTTTATTAATATATACATATGATTATCTAAATAATCTAGATTTTTAGTAATTTCATTGTTATTTGAACTTGGAGCTAAAGTTTTAATAGCAGAAGTAGTATTTGCACTACTTATAAAAATAAGGAGAGCTATAGAAAGTATAATCTTTAATTTTTTTAAGTACATGAATACACATCCTTTCTTAAATAGTATGTGCAAAAATTAATAAATTTTATAATAGCAAAGTTTAGCAAATAAGATAGATTTAAATAGGAAGTAAACCATAAATATGACTGGAAGATTAGATATGAAAGAAATATTAATAGAATTTACAGGAATTGGATTACTACATATATGTTCTAAAAATGAAAAGTTAGAATCATTAGCTTTCTATGGAATGAAAGTTATGTTGATAGTAACAGCTGCATATTTGTTAGGAGAAGTTATATTAGGGACTATATAAATTAATATAAACAATAGAAAAGCGGGATATTATTTTCCCGCTCCACCTATAATCTGTCTAAGCTTATTTGAGCTGTCATAACCTGAAGAAAATGAAACAATAGCATCAATTAAATTATCAGCATCTTTAGTTTCAAAATATGCTTTTAGCCTACTTAAAGAAATTTTATAATAATTTAATATGGATTGCATAGATAGAATTACATCATTATCTCTTTGAGGAAGTTTTGCTGTTTCAGCAGTTAAAGTGTTAATTGCTGCTTCTATAAACTTAATATCCTTTTCAACTTTATCTTGTTTATAGTTTCCGGCAGCTACATATTTAATTAGAAGGTACATATTATTATCAATCAATTCTAGGTCTTTAATTAATCGATTGCTAATCGGAACAGGAGCAGAAACATTACAAGTATTAGAAAAACTTATAGTGCTTGTAAATAAAATTAAAGTTATAGCAAAAACAATATTTAGCTTTTTCCAAGACATAAATTCACATCCTTTTTACAAGTAGTATATGTAGAAATAAGTAAATTATAGGATTAAATTATTTCTATATAATAAGTAAGTTCAGAGAAAGAAATATAAAAATAAATAATATATCAAGAGGCAACTTGTTTCGCCGCTTGATATATTACATTTCTTATATTAGATAAGGAATAATAAGCTGTTGAAAAATAAGATGAGGAATCTAACAAATCTTCTGGCTGAGAATTATTTAAATATTTTTCTGCACTTACAAGGGATAACTGGTAAATGCTAATTATAGAATTAACAGCCATACCTACATGCTTATTCTCTTTTGGCAAATAGGAAGTTTTCATATTTAAATCGTCAATTAATGTATATATATGTGAAATACTATTTTTCAAATCATTTTTATCTAAATTTTGTCTAGGAATAGATTTAAGTAGTAATAACATTTTATTATCTATATTTTCTAAATCTTTAATGATTACTTCTATAGTTAAATATGAATCTGGATTTGAATTATATAAAGCAGATGCAGATATTGCGCTACTAGAAAATACCAATAAAGTTATAGAAAGTATTATACTTAATTTTTTAAAAAACATATCTACACATCCTTTCTCGAATAGTATGTGTAGTATTAATAAACTATAGTTATGAAAAATTTGACAAAAGAAATACAGTAGAGAATTATATTTGCAAAAAATTAAAAAGACTAGAAAAAATCTAGCCTTTATAGGTAAAAAAATGCATATACATAATATTTGTAATTGAGTCAATTGTATTATGTACAGTTTTAAAAATAAATATTCAAAAAAATTAGGAGATTGATATGAAAGTTAATTTTACGATAGATGGGGAAGCAAAAGGAAAAGAGCGCCCAAAATTTTCAACTAAAAACGGTAGAGCATTTACACCAGAGCAAACTAAGCATTATGAAAACTGGGTAAAGCTATTATACCGAACTACGGTTAAGCATTATTTTGAAGGTAATGTAAAAATGTCTATAGTTTGTTATTACGGAATTACTAAAAAAGATATAAATTCTATAGCTAAAAATAATATAAAAACTAAAGAGTTTAAAGAAGCTAGAGCTAAGTTAGATGGAGTTATAAGACCGACTAAGAAACCAGATTTAGATAATGTTATAAAGGCTATAGCTGATAGTTTAAATGGAATAGCATATAAAGATGATGCACAGATTGTAGAGGTAGTTTCTAAGAAGTTCTACAGTGAAAGACCTAGGGTAGAAGTCACAATAGAAGATTTAGCTAATATATAGGGGGGGAATTACTTATGAGTAAAAAAGAGTTAGAAAATAATTGTTTTAGATTTACGGAAAAACTTTTATATGGGTATAAAGATATAGAAGAGTTTATTGAAAACACAGAAACAAAGTTAAAAGATATGAAATTAGAGGAAAATACTACAACAGTAGGAGCTATAAATTATGATAGTATACAGGTAAGTCCTACTTTTAATATATCTAGAATAACTGAGAGAAAAGCATTAAATAAAGTTGAAGAAGAAATTGAGTTAAAAATAGAATTGTATAGAAATAAAAAATTGAAGAAAGAAATAGATCAAGTTATAAATAATCTTTCTCCTATACATAAGGATATTATTAAATACAGATACATAGAAGGGTTACAGTGGTTGGAAATAGTAGAGGAAATGAATTATGAAGATAGACATTTAAGAAATAAAAAAAATGAAGCAGTAAAGAGCATAGCTAGAAAACTATTTGGAGTAAAAGCATTTAAAGATGAAGAGCCTACATTATTTGATATGATTGTTATATAAATAGATTTAAATAAAGATAGTATTTAAAAAATTTTTAGATACTATCTTTTATATTTTTATGAGCTAATTATCCTGTTTTATATTTTGATATAAAAGTATCTATTCTTTTAGCAACGTCTTTTTTATATTGAGAATTAGATTGATTAGAATCGATATATTTTAGAAAATTTTTTAGTATGTTTATTAAATCTTCCTCAGTAATAGAAGAATTTAAATTTAGATAAAATATTTTATTAGAATCTAATAATTTTGGATAGTGAGATTCAATAAACTTTATGAACTCAAGTTTTTTAAAAGCCTTTAAGTATTGTAATTTATTAAAGCTATCAAAACAGTTAATTTTTTTATAAATTTTATCATCAAAAGTATTTAAAGTGTATTTTAAACGGCTAAAATTTATATAATTAAATTCTCGTTCTCTTAAAGTATTTATAGCTGTTTCAAAATCACATTTAAACCATTCACCATCAATATTGTTATCTTTAAAAATACCATGAAGTTCTGATTCTAGAGCTCGTTTAGACTCTGCATTTATAAGTGGAGAAGACATGTAAACATTATATGTAATAGAATTTTCGATAAAAGGAAAAACGGATTTAACTATAGTACGAATTTGCCTTATCCTTTCAAAGACACATGAAGCATGACCTATTTTACAGACATCAGAGCCAGATATATTTAAAATATAAACATAGTTTCCATAAGGAACTCTCTTTTGTAAATTTTCATTTATTTCTCCATATATAGTATAAAAATACTTTATTTTCATTAACATCACCTTATTTTAAAATTTATTATAATTAATTAACATAAATAAGCATAAGTATTCCCAAATATATAATTTGTGCCGATTTATTGCCTATCTAATAATAAAACATGTGAGATAATGTTAATATAAGGAATTAGGACAAACTAATTTCTTACTCCCTAATAAACCCCTTTTCATATATAATGGCCAGGGTTCCCCTTCCCTGGTAACGTGCAAGTAAGAGTATAAGTTGGTGCAACTCCAACAACTTGCTAAAATCGGACTACGAAAAGAGAAACTCTGTAGAGGTACGGAGTATAAACTAAAAAAATACGTACACTCGTTTTTAACTAATGAAAAGCCTAGAAGCCAACTAGGCTTTTTTATTTTGTATAAAAGGTGATTATATGAAAAAGTGGAAAGATGCTAATGAAGTAATTAAGATGATCCATGAGTTACCTAATGAAAAATTAAGAAATATTGATAAAGAAATGAGTAAGAAACCTAATTTTGATAAATGGGAAAAAAAGGAAGAAAAATCTCGGGAAATATAGTATTATATATTTTGAAAGAGGTGACGGTATGAGTTTATTACAAGATTTAATGTTTCCTAAAAAATACGATTATAAATTAAGTGAAAAATTGTTTTTAGATATTTGGGAGAGTTATGGAAGTAAAAAAGAAATTCTGGACAAAAAGGAAATATATGAGTTTTTAAAGGAAATTGTTGTTAAAAGTGAAGGTTATGTAATTTTAGATCATTTTTCATATATAAATTATGATTGCATAAAAAAAATAGAATATAAAGAACCGTATTTTTATATATATTGGAGAGAACACCACCAATATAGAGAAAAATATTTAAATAAAACTATAGCCCCAGATGAATTAGGAGAGTGGCATTTATTTGGATTTGCAACATACTCGTATGTAATGATAGATATAAAAAAAATTAAGTTTATAAAAAAAGAAAATCATTTATTTATATTATTATTACCAAATTTAATATCTAGTAAAAATGTAGAAAATGCTTTAATTGATAAGGAGGACACTCTTATATCTAAAGAAAATAATAAAAATCAATTGTACACGGAATATATGTTTTGGGAAGGCGATATAGAAAAGTGTATTAAGCATATTTGTGCAGTTAGTAATTTACCTTATTATACATGCTTAATCCAACCTAAAGAGGGATGTACATCTAGTCCAGGACTTTCTAAGGATATACTACTTGCTGCTACACTGGACGAAATAGATGAAAGAGTAGACAAAGTCTATAAATCTGTATCTTTTATTGATAAGTATGATCATGATGAACTATTTGCCAAAGGAAACACTATTAGGCGAATAATAGAATATACATTAAAATATTTATGTGTATATAAAGGTATCGAGATAAAGGGTAAAGATTTAGAAGAAAATTATGGAGATATTCTATTAGGGGCATTGAAGAAAACAATTAATAAAACTATTGATGATTTAAATATAAATCAAAGCTTTATTAATATGGCTAATGAACTTTCTCATGATTCAGGAGTTGTGTTTGATAAAGAAGATATAATTAAATTTTGCGATGATGCAAAGTTAATGATAAAAGAAATAAGAGATATTATATTTAAGGATGAGGAACTTTTTTAATTTTAGATAAAGCAGGAGGTGAGTTCGTGGCAAAGTCCAAATACTTCACTCACGTTGAGCCTAGGCTTACCTTGATTGAAGGATGTGCAAGATATGGACTTACTGATGAACAGATATATAGTAAATAAAGAATATAGAGAACTCTAGAAATGGAGTTCTTTTTTATATTAAAACAAGCATATAAAAATAAAGAAATTTTAAAAGTCACCGTAATATAAATTGGGGGGTGATTAAAATATGAACGTAGATAAATTTACCGAAATAGCAAAATTAGTTATTTCAGTTATAGTAACTATGAATACTTTTTCAAAACTTGAAAAAAATACTAAATTATCAGATGATTATTTTGAAAAAGTACTGAGAATTTATGCCAAGGAATATAAAAATAATCCAAAGATAGAGTCCTTAAATTTTATAAAGCAAAAATTTGATATAAGTAACTATTTTGTTCCAAGCTATGTGTTTTACTTAGTGGATAAAGGAGAATCAGAAAAGTTGCATAAAATATTAATAAATGATTACATACAAAAATTGCCAAGTAAGGAAAATAGTATTTTTAATGGAATATACGATATTGTTATATTATTCTTATCTGTATTAGTATTTGTGTATTGCTTGTTAACAATAGTGTTTAGCATAATTGGAGGATTTTCATTTAGTTCATTAGTCTTTGATATTGTTTCTTCAAAAAATATAGATATAAAAAATATACGATTAATACGCAGCTCAATATCTATGTGTGCAATACTTATTATTTTTATACGTTTAGAAAAAAAGTGTATATTAGATGAATATACGATGAAAGTTGGAAATATAAAAGAAATAATAAAAAGAAAGGAAAGAAATTTTAATAGGCTTAATAAAAATGGTAAATATTATATTACCTAATTAAAAACTAACTAAGAGCTCTCATAGGGTTCTTTTTTATTCTCCAAAACGAATAAGCGAGGTGGTGATGTGGCTAGGGTAAGGAGTCCTAATAGAGATAAAGCATATGAAATATATAAAGAATACAATGGGAATATTGCAAATAGGGAAATTGCAAACATTTTAGATATATCAGAAAAGACTATATCTGGATGGAAAGCTAAAGATAAATGGAGTGAAAAATTAAATGGAGTACTCCAAAAAGAAATACAGAGTACTCCGAAAGAAAAACGTACCAAAGGTGGTCAGTCTAAAAATAAAAATGCTGAGAAGTTTGGTTTTTTCTCGAAACACTTGCCAAAAGAAACTTTGGATTTAATGAAAGAGATATCGGAGAAAAGCCAACTTGATATACTTTGGGATCAAATTACAATTCAATATGCAGCAATAATAAGAGCTCAACAAATTATGTATGTTGAGAATAAAGATGAAATGATAAAGGAACTTAAAAAGCACGAAACTAATGAGTTTGGTGAAAAGATAGAATACGAGTTCCAATTTGCTTGGGATAGACAAGCTACCTTTTTAAATGCTCAAAGTAGAGCTATGGGAGAATTGAGGTCATTAATAAAACAATATGATGCTATGATTAATAATAATTGGGATTTAGCTACAGAGGAGCAGAAACTTAGAATAGATAAACTTAAAGGTGAAGTTAAAAAACTTAGTGGTGATGGTGAAGATAACAATATAACTATAAAAGTAGTAAGGGCGAGTGAGAAGCATGGAACTAGAGCTAACTCCGAATGATCACTTTGAAGATTTTATATTTGACTGGGACTATAAGTTTTATTTTCTAGTTGGAGGATATGGTAGCTCTAAAAGTTATCATGTAGCCACTAAGCTTCTTATCAAACTGTTTCAAGAGAAAAGGCTAGCATTAGTTGTCAGGGAAGTATATGACACTATGAGAGATAGTTGCTATTCATTATTAGAAGAGGTTGCTTTAAATATAGGAATTTGGGATAAACTTAAGTTTAAAACGTCACCAATGCAGATTATATTTCCTAATGGATCTAAAATAATATTTAAAGGGATGGATAAACCTGCTAAATTAAAGTCTATAAATGGAGTATCTATTATATGGTTAGAAGAATGTTCAGAAGTTAAATATGCAGGCTATAAAGAGTTACTTGGCCGTTTAAGGCATCTTACATCGAGCAATCACATTATATGTTCTACCAATCCAATTGGAGAAGATAACTGGACATTTAAACATTTTTTTAGAGATGATGAAAATGATAGATTGGTTCTTGATGATAATGAACTTTATGAAAATAGGATCGTAAAGATAAACAATACCTATTACCATCACAGTACTTGTGAAGATAATTACTTTTTACCTCGAAGTTATATAGAAGAATTAAATGAAATGAAAGCCTATGATCCTGATTTATATAGAGTTGCTAGATTAGGAAGATTTGGTGTAAATGGTACTAAAGTGTTACCTCAGTTTGAAGTCATGCCATACGATGAAGGTATAGGAAAGATAGCTAATATTCCTAATAGATTTTTAAGAGTAGGTATGGACTTTGGATTTGAAACTTCTTATAATGCGATAACGAGGTTAGCTATTGATGATAAAAATAAATGGCTATATATCTATTATGAATACTATAAAAACAAAATGACTGATGATAAAACAGCTATTGAAATAGCAGAATTCAAAGGGGCTAAAGAGCTTATAAGGGCAGATAGTGCAGAACCTAAGACTATAAAATACTACCAACAAGAAGGTTTTAAGATGATTGGAGCTAAGAAGTTCCCAGGAAGTAGGCTAGCTAATATTAAAAAGTTAAAGAGGTTTAAACGTATCATATGTTTAGATAATTGTAAAAACACTATCAAAGAGTTAAAGAATTTAACCTATGCAGTTGATAAGCAAGGCAATATGATTATGGATGAGTTTAATATAGACCCTCATACACTATCTGCTATTTGGTATGGGTTAGATGGTTATGAAGTGGCAGATGTTAAATCTAAAAAGACATTAAAAAGATAGGAGGTGTTAACATGAATATAGCAGCTGCAAACAACATAATTGAAATGGAGTTAAGAGGTTTGTTTCCAAAGGATAGGCTTGAGGAAATGAATGAAATAATAAACTATTATAAACAGTATGAAGGTGAAGAGCTTGAATGGATTAAAACCACTACTGATTATGTAGCAACAGAAAAAAGAACTAACTACATTAAGAAGTTAATCGATGAAGAAGCCAGGTTTATGTTTTCAAAACCTCCATACTTTAAAATTGATGTTGAAGGAAACGAAGAATCTGAAAAAAAGCTAAATAACTATCTTAAAAGAACTCTTAAAAAGAACTTATTTAACAACGATATTATAAAGGCCACCAAAGACTTTTTAATAGGAAAAAGAATAGCTCTTAAGTTAGTTGCTAATAAAGAAACTAAAAAAATTGAGATAGCATTTATTCCTTCATTAGAGTTTGTATTTGTTCCTAAGTTAGATAATGTAAAAGAGCTAGAGCAAATAATATTTTGTTATCAATTAGAAGATAATGCAGTTAAAGAAAATCAACGGTTTTGGAAGCAAAAGTATTATATGAAAAAAGGTTATTGTTATGTACATGAAGCTATATATGATGGTTCAGGAAAAATAGTAAAGATTATAAAAGATAATGAAAACATTAAATTAACTTTTATACCTGCATACGTAATAATGAATGATTCGCTCACAGGAGACACAAAGGGTAAATCAGATGTAAAGCCATTAGTAGAAAACCAAAAAGCTTATAATCAACTTACAAGTGAAGATATAGATACCATAATAAAAGGTATGAACAGGATTATATATATGATTAATGTTGATGATGACTCTATTATGGAAGAGGATGGAAAGCCGAAGATAAGTTATAAAGCTGGAGCTGTTTGGAATCTAGAAAAAGATAGACAAGCAGGTGAGAGTGATAAAGCGGAAGTAAATGCTATAGGCTCTGACTTTGGATATGACGAAAGAATAGAAAATTCATTAGATAGGATATTAGCTGATATGTATAATAGCTTATCGATACCTAAGCTTAATACAGAGGATTTAAAAGCTTTAACAAGCAGTAAAGCTATAAAAGCTATATACCAACAATTCACATCATGTATAGAAGAGAAAATGACATCATGGATACCTATGCTTGAATGGATGGTGGAAGCTATTATAGAAATGTCAATAATATATGGGATCGGTAACTTACCTAATGTAGACATTGAAGATATGGAAATAACAGTCCAGAATCAGTATCCATTGCCAAGTGATGAGTATGAGGAAAAAGATAATGATATGAAACAGGTTAATGCTCAAGTAATGAGTAGGAAAAAGTATATAGAAAAATGGGATAATGTTTCAGGAGATGTAGCAGATGAAGAGCTTAAGCAGATACAGATTGAAAAACAATTATTAGAAGATAGTTTTAGTCAATTTGAAACTAATTTGGAGGATGAAATGGATGAATGATAAAGATACACTTTTAAAAGCTTCTAAGGCATGTCATGAAATGGCAGATTTATATAAGGAGCTATCTGATATGGTAGATTGTGAAGATACTCAAGAAAACCAAGATAAGCTTGCAACTATTGCAGGTAAAATACTTTTTAAAGCGTCTGAAATGCAAGCTATTAACTTTTAGGAGGAATGTATAATGGAAATTAAAACCTTGAAAATTAGGTTTGAATTAAAACCTCGCGAAGAAATGAAAGTAGTAATACTTGAAGGTAATGAAGTAGCTTTAAAACTTGGCAAGTTAGAAATTTGCGAGAAAGATAATGATTAGTTCGGACTATCTAAGATTATGCCAAGAAGCACAAAATAAGAAAATTAAAATAGCTAGAGAACAAGAAAAACAAATAAGAAGTTTATATGAAGATATATATAAAGATTTATCTGATAGACTTAAAAAAGCTAATCCAGGAAGTTTAAATGAGAGATGGATAATTGAATATCAAAGGTCTTTAAAAAAAGAGATACAACAACTTAATAACAAGATATATGGTGTTATAGAAAAGAATATGAAATACGCTTCTAATATAGCTGTAGGGCCTGACTTTTCTTTTTTTATGATTTTAGATAATAAGTATAAATTAGATATGGAGAGCACTTTTACTAGTATGTTTTCAAATATACCTAAAGATGCTCTGAATGAAATATTGTTTGGAGAAGTATATAAAGATCGTAAAGGGCTATCTGAACGTATTTGGCAAGACACAAAAAAATTTGATAAAGATATAGATTATATAATAGCTAAAGGTATTGCAGAGCAAAAAAGTTCTTTTGAAATAGCTAAAGATTTAGAGAAGTATGTTAATCCAAAAGCTAAAAAAGATTGGAATTGGAGCAAGGTATATCCAAAAAGTAATAAAAAAGTAGATTATAATGCTCAGAGACTAGCAAGAACATCTGTGAGTCATGCTTTTCAACAAGCTCAAAAGAGAAGTTGTCAAAGAAATCCTTTTGTTAGTGGAATTAAATGGCTAACGTCAAATAGTCATAGGACATGTGAATTATGTAGTAGTAGAAATGGAGTTATATATTCGGTAAGTGATTTGCCACTAGATCATCCAAATGGAATGTGTACTACTGTTCCAGTGCTTGAAAAAGAACTCGAACAAATTGGCGAGGAACTTAGAAGCTGGATAGATGGTGAAAGTAATACTAAACTAGATAAATGGTTTAAAGAATACGGTAAGGACTTTTTATAAGTTCTTTTTTTATGCGCCTTTTTAGCTTCTATTGTAGGCGTAAAAGAACAAATCAAGCTTAATCTATGTTGTCGTTACAACTAAAAAACGTATGGAGGATATTGAAATGGATTTAAAACAGTTGTTAGGAGAAGAACTTTATAACCAAGTGACATCTAAATTAGGTGATAAAAAGATAATGGTTGATGATGGAAACTTTATACCTAAAGCTAGATTCGATAAAGTTAATGATCAGAAAAAAGAATTAGAAACTCAATTAAAAACTTCTAATGAAACAATAGAAACTTTAAAGAAGAATAATGTAGATAATGAAACTCTTCAAAGTACTATTAGTGAACATGAAAAGACTATAGAAAAACTTAAAAAAGAAGCAGAAGATAAGGACTTTAGCTATTCATTAAGAGGTGCATTAAAAGAAGCTGGATGTATAGATAGCAAAGCTTTAGAAGTGTATTTAACAAAAGAAAAATTAAAGTTAGAAGAGGGAAAAATAGTAGGATTAGAAGAGCAGTTAAATTCTCTAAAAGAGAGCAAAACATATCTATTTGAAGATAGTATTCCTCAAGATACAGGAGGACTAGGAAACTTCAATAGAAATACAGCAACAGGTGGACAAACAGAAAGCTTAGGAGAAAGGTTAGCTAAACAAGCGACAGAGTCAAATCAATCTAACCAACATAATTACTTTGGAGGTGCTAAATAATGGCGAAGATAAGAGTTACTGAATATTCAAACAGAAAAGAAATATTAAAGTATGATCATTTTGTATCACAACCTATTGTACTAACGCAATCAAATTCAGCTACAGTAGGTGATAAGAAAATAGTAAAGGCAGGAACTATATTACCTGCGAATGATGCAACAGCAAAAGGAGTTGTTTTATATGATGTGGATGTTACAAATGGTGATGAAGTAGGGTCTTTAGTCATACATGGTTTTATAGATAAAACTAAATTACCTAATGAACCAGAAGCAAATGCAGTAACAGCTTTACCAATGATAAAGTTTATCTAATTTAAAGGAGGACGTTTATGAAAACAATATACGATATAGTTAAGGCTAAAGAAATAGGAGTTTATTACAATGCAATGCAAAAGGATAGAGCTCCTTACTTAGGGGAAACTTTATTCCCTATGGATAAAAAACTTGGATTAGATTTAAAGTGGATTAAAGGGTCAAAAGGTATGCCTGTAGCATTAAAGTCAAGTGGATTTGATACTAAGGCAGAATTAAGAGATAGAATAGGATTCTCAGATGTTCAAACTGAAATGCCATTCTTTAAAGAAGCTATGCTAGTTAAAGAATCAGATAGACAAGAATTAAATAAGTTAATAGGTAACCCATCTAACCAACCATATATAGATTTAATAACTAAAAATATATTTGATGATACTACAACTCTTTTAGAGGGTGCTCTAGTTCAGTTAGAAAGAATGAGAATGCAATTATTATCTGAAGGTAAAATTGCTATAATGGCAAAAGGCATAGATGGAGCGGCTAAACCTATGGATTATGATTATAATTTAGCTCCTGAACAAAAAGTAAGTTCTGATTGGACACAATCTACAGTTGATATATTAGGAGATATAACTAAGTGGATGGATGAAGCAGAAGATAGAACAGGTTCAAGACCTACTAGAGCTATATGTACAAGAAAGACATTCTCTTACATAGTTAAAAATGAAGCTATTTTAAAAGCTATAAAAGGTATTTTACCAGAAATAGCAATAACTACAGCTAAGGTGCAAAGATACATACAAGAAGAATTACAGTTAAGTATAGAAATATATTCTAAGAAATATAAATCAGAAGCCGGAGTAGTATCTAACTATTTCAAAGATGATGTATTTACTTTATTGCCAGAAGGAAACTTAGGTAATACTTGGCTAGGAACAACTCCTGAAGAATCTGATTTAATGAGTGGAGCAACAGATGCAGAAGTTAGTATAGTTAATAAAGGGATAGCAATAACAACTACTAAAGAAACTGATCCAGTTAATGTTAAGACTAAAGTATCTTTAATAGGATTACCATCATTTGAAAGAGCGGATGAGATAGTTATAGCAGAAGTTAAACCCAGCTAAGGCCCTTATGAAAAATAAGGGCGATATTGAAGAGATAACAATGAATGAGCTATCAATTGAAGAAGATGCAAATAGTGAAAAAATGGATTTAGATTCTATGACTGTAGATGAACTTAAAAAGTTAGCAAAGGAAAAAGGAATAGAAGGTTATTCTTCTATGAAAAAAGCTGAATTAATAGAGAGATTAGGTTAAAACCTAGTCTCTTTTTTATAGGTGATAATATGGAAGAAATATTAGATTTAAAGATTATATTAAGAGAAGAAAGCTCTCCTTTTTTTACTAATGAAGAACTAGTTTTCTATTTTAAAAAAAATAATTTTGACTTAAATAAAACAGCATATGAATGTTTTAAACTAAAGGCAGAAGATGACTCTATAAGTTTGCCAGGTGGTTTACAATTAGCTAATAATCGTGAATATTGGCTTAGTTTAGCTAAACAATATAAGCCTAAAAAAAGGAGCTTTGTATTATGATAGAAAATAAGATAAAACCTAAGATTTTAAAAGTTATAAACAAGTTTCCAACCAAAGTTACTATCTTAAGAGCTACTACAAATGAATTTGGAGAGCCTGGAGTTTCACAGGTTATATGCGAAATTACAGGTTTTTGGCATGATGGAAGTAATATGATAAGTCAAATAGTTACTAATAGTGGCGAAGTTAAAAGACAAAAGCAAAACTTTCTAATGGTAGTGTATGATCAAGTTAGTTGCTTAATTGAAGAAGGGGACTATTTTAAATTAGATGGTGAGAAATTTGAGGTAGTTGATAAAGGTAATAAAAATAAAATGAATATTTACTTTGATATGTTAGTTAGGAGGTGCTAAAATGAGTGGTTTTACTTTAGATGTTAGTAATATAGCTAAAAGCTTAATTGATAAGCAGGTTAAAGCTAATGTGGCCTTATTGAAATATGGAGATAGCGTTGCTAAAGATATGGAAGCTTATGCAAAGACAAATAGACCTTGGAGCGATATAAGTGGAGATGCTAGGGATAGACTACATGGAGATATCCAAAATTTAGGCAATAAAGTTAGATGCAATATAAGCTATGGCGTAGACTATGGAGTATATCTTGAAATGTGCAATGAAGGTAAATATAGAATACTTAAACCAACCATTGATGCTATAGGTCCTAAAGCAGTTAAAGGATTAGATAGAATATTTAAGTAGGTGTTAATATGTTTAAATCAATCTACAGACATTTAAAATCAAATGGATTTGATTGCTACAGTATAGGGCAACATAAAGGAATTTGTGAAAAAGAATATATAGTTATTAAGAATAATACTCCGCGTGCTTTAAGTAAAACAATGCTTGAAGAAGAAGTGGAGTTATTTTTATATTATCCTTTAGGCGAATACACTAAGTTTATTGGTTATATAGACAATGTTAGAACATCGATGAATGGATTGAGCTTAAATGATAATCTTGTTCCATATCCTATTATAGTTGATGATGGTAAACAAGCTTATATGACTATATTAAGTTACCAAAATAATAGAGAGAGGGTGTTATAATGGCGGATAAACAATTTTTACCGACAAAAGACATTGCAATGGTTACGCTAGATGGATACCAAATAACTACTGCTGATGAATACGAGGCAGAAGCCGAAATAGTAGAAGGTGATAAAACAGAACTTATAATAAATGGAGAATTAATCGCAAGTGATGAAGCTCCAACGATAGTTAAGGGATATAACTTAAAATTTAAAGATAATGCTATAAGACCAGAAGTTATGAAGAAGCTTCAAGGTGGAGTTTTAACTCCTGGAACTGAATCAAAAGGACTTAATTATAAGGGTCCAAATGTAGGAGCTTTAAAGCCTGCTACAATAGGTGAAATATGTGTTTACACTAAGGTTTATGCAGAAAATGGGCCTACTGGTGAATACATAAAAACTACTTATACAAATTGTATAGGTGATTTAGTTAAGTTTGCATACAAAGGCGGAGAGTTCTCAGCTTCTGAATTCACAGTTAAGTCAAGACCTGCAGGAGGAACTCAAACTTACGATTTAGATTTAGTAACAGAGTTACCACAAGCTACCCTTTAAAATACTAAATAACAAAGACTAGAGTCTATTCTCTGGTCTATTTTTTTATAAAGAAAGAGAGGAAATATATATGCCAGTTGTAGATTTAGAATTATTAAAACAAATAAAGAAAACAGAAGTAATAGAATTACCAGCCTTTTACGATGGAACTCCATTTGCAGTAGAAGTAAAAAGACCTAACCTTATGAATTTAATCACAGCTAATAAAATACCTAATACACTTTTAAGTGCTGCTATGTCAATGTTTAAGGGTGGTGTAGGTGGTGCAGCTAGTGAAGCTATGGAAAATACTAAAAGTTTAAAAGATTTAGCTTCTTTAATGCAAACTATAGCGGAAAATACTTTAGTTACTCCGAGCTATTCATGGCTTAAAGAAAATGATATAGAGTTAACAGAAGAACAACTTGTAGAGATATTAAATTACATGCAAGGTGGTGCAAAATCCTTAACGCCTTTTCGTAACAAGCAAGAATGTGAAAAGGATAATAAACCAGTCGATTAGGTATAATAAGTTACCGTCTGAAATTCTAAGTATTGATGATAAATATGTAGCATTTTGTTTTGATGAAGCTTGTATGTATATTTCTAGTGAACTAGAGAATGGTAATGAACCTAAATGGAAAGATGAAAAACTTTCTACAGAAGAGTCAAGAGAAAAAACATTTAATTTAGCTGAACAACTTAGAATGAAGGCGGTGGTAAATAATGAGTATTAATTTAGGAACCGCTACTGCGTATATAGATTTAGATAGTAGTAGATTTAGCTCTGGATTAGTTAAAGCAGGTGCATCTTTAAATACTATCTCCAGAGATTTTCGTAAAAGTGAAAGTGATTTTAAAAGCTTAGGCACTACCATGAATGGTAGTGCTAATTATTTTAAGAGATTGGATTTAGCTTCAACATCGTTAGGAAATCAATTAAAAGCATCTCAGAACTCTGCCAAAACATATAAAACTGCTATGAATGATACCTCTAGAGCAGTACAAGAAGCCGAAAAAGAACATACCAATTTAGGCAATAAAATGAGTATATTACAAGGCCATTTACAACGTAGTAATCAAATGTATGGTGAAGGTTCTAAGCAATCTGAGATGTATTCAAAGGCTATAAATAATGTTCAACAGCAACAATCAAAACTTGAGAAAGAAATCTCAGATGGTAATATAGCAGTTGAAGAATTTGGGATAGCTATGCAAAATGCTGAAACTCAAGCAACCGGACTTCAAAAAGAGTTAAAAAACTTCAAACTAAAACAAATAGGTCAAGACATGACACAAGTTGGTAAAAATTTAACTCGGAATGTAACGGTCCCGCTTGGTTTAGTTGGTGCTGCTAGTGCAAAGGCTGCAATAGATTTTGAGAGTGCTTTTGCTGGAGTTAGAAAGACTGTAGATGCTTCCGAATCTGATATGAAAAAGCTTGAAAGTGGCATAAGGGATATGGCAAAAGAAATGCCTACCGCCGCTACTGAAATAGCTGGAGTTGCAGAAGCCGCCGGACAGCTAGGTATTAAAACTCCTTCTATACTTGATTTTACTAAAACTATGGTTATGCTTGGTGATTCTACTAACATGAGGGCAGAAGAAGCTGCAACAAGTTTAGCTAGGCTTGCAAATATCACTGGTATGAGCCAGGGTGATTTTGATAGGCTAGGAAGTACAATAGTTGCACTTGGTAATAATATGGCAACTACTGAATCTGAAAATTACCGCTATGGGGTTAAGATTAGCTGGAGCTGGTAACCAAGTTGGATTAACAGAACCTCAAATAATGTCTTTTGCAGCTGCGTTATCAAGTGTTGGGATTGAAGCAGAAGCTGGAGGTACTGCATTTTCTAAGGTTATGACAGAAATGCAAAGAGCTACCACAAAAGGCGGAAAAAGTCTTAATCAGTTTGCGAAAATATCTGGAATGAGTGCTAGTGATTTTAAAAAAGACATTCGAAAAAGATGCTGCTGGGGCGATAATGAAATTCATTGAAGGACTAGGAAAAGCAGAAGAAAAAGGGACTACCGCTAATGCAATGCTTGATGAATTAGGGA